TTAACTTACTGATTTTAATAATCCTCCCGTACTGCTCTCGTGGCTATGGGGCATCAATGGGGCAAAATCTGCCAGCTTCTGATTCAGCATTGCGATCTGCTCTGCGCTGCTGTCAGCCATCCATGCACCGTAAACATTGAACACCATCTGCGCGCTCGCATGCCCCATCTGACTGGCAATAAAACTCGGGTTTGCACCAGCAGATAATGACCAGCACGCATAGGTATGCCGTGACTGGTACGCCTTTCTGTGTCTGATCCCCGCGCGCTTAAGTGCCGCTTCCCATGAGTCGCCTACTGAATCGACCCGGTAGATAAATCCGACCTGCTTACAGCGTCTGACCACATGCGGGTTAAAGACGAATGTACACTCATGGTTCACCGAACGGCCGTACTCACGTAACTGAACTTCAATGTGATGTTGCCTGCCCAGCCTTGTCATCTCAGCCTGATTTTTCAGGATGCTGATTGCGGGCTGGATAAGATGCACCACTCGATCTGTGCTTGCCTCGGTTTTCGGTAGAGTGAACTCACCAAGTTTCGTATAATTACGCCTGACGGTAATTGTTCCCGCCTTCAGGTCGATATCTTCCCAGGCCAGGGAGACCAGTTCCCCGTGACGCATTCCTGTGTACACTGCTAATGACCACAGGTTTTTCGTCTGCTGATGCCGGCATGCATCTATCAGGCGAATAAATTCGTCACGAGACAGAGGATCTGGTTCTGCCCTGGCTTTTTTCAGAGGCTTAATTCCTTCGAATGGGTTCACCTCTAAGTAACCGTGATCTGCAGCAAACTGAAACATTCCGGCCATTGTCGTCATGTAATAGTTCACAGTAACAACGCTTCGCCCTTTTGACGGGGCCTTGTTTTTCGTCGGATTCTGGTAACCAGTTAGCAAATCTTTCCTGAGATACAGCAATTCCTCTTTGGTTACTGCTGACACCAGGCGATTACCTCCGATCCTCGGCACCATATTCCTTGCGACAGACTCATAGCGATTGAATGCGTTCGCGCAGATTTCCATCCGTTTCAGATCCAGCCATTTTTCTTCAAGTTCTTTCACTGTAATGTCTTTTTTACTTACACCAAAAGCCTTGAGGTTAGGGGAGTCAGGAAACTGGGTTGCATACTCAAAAGTTCCTGTGCGGATGGCAAAACATACTGATGTCCGCAGTTCCCCGGCTATCTTCCTGTTCTTAGCGGTGTCAGGGACACCGAGACTTTCCCTGACACGCTTACCTTTAAAATTAAACCAGATGCGTAATGTGCCACCGTGGTTTTCGACGCCTGTTGGATATGTGACTTTATCCATTGGTGTTACCTCCAGACGCCCAAGAGCGATACGAGCTTACCTTTTTCATGGCATCAAATCACCCTGGCTGCTTGCTTTTCATTGAAGCGACCCAGGCATCTACAGCCTTTCTGTTATACATGCACTCACTGGAAGGTTTAGGATTCCCGTCAGGCGATACGTGGATATACTCCCTCCCAACCATCCAGCACTCTTTTCTGGCCCGGAGGATGGTACCGGGCTTGAGCCCGGTCACCGCGATCAGAACACTTTCACAAACCCAATCGTTAGGAGCTAACTGAATAACATTGCTCATATACCCGCCTCACACCACGTTCAGGCCACGGCAGTGGCACCACGTTTCGAACATTCGTTTAACCACTTCCCGGCAGTAGAATCCTTCCTGATCCCTCGAGAGGTCGTAGCGGTTGCTGTAACGCTGGCGCACCCATATTTCAAATGCCTTGTGCATCATTCCACCTCCGAAGATAACGTCGTCACAATTACATGCAGGCGCGCCTTGGGCTTTATCAGAAAAATAGCCTTGTCATACCTGAGTCCGTATCCACCTTCACGTTCGCAGCGTGCGACTGAGGCGCACAAAGAGCGGGGAATACCTTTCTTGCTGACATCAAATACCCAGGCGTTTTTGAGATCGAGGATCAGATTTCCTACATCGCCACCAATGCGTTCGATATAGCGTTCAATAGCGTGAACAGTCACCATGTAGTGGCGAAACTGCACACTTCCTGAGGCGGTCATTATTGGTGTAGTGGTGGTCATCACTTCACCTCCACGCCGATCCCGGCAATGACACAAGCTCGCTCGATAGCTTCTTTTACCCAGCGCTTATAGGTTTCCGGATGGAATACTTCGCTTTTCCCGGTATCGCTCCAGAACGCCTTTGACGTGATATCTGGCAGGGAGATAGTCAGAGTTTTCTTCCCGATACCTCCAGAGCTTTCGCAAAAAGTTAATGCGTCGCGTAGTTCTTTAACGCACGCATAGTTTTCTGCTTTGTCTGGATCGCCGGTACGATGTTCCGCTTCTTGTCTGCACCATTTGATGACCTTCTCAGCAGCTTCATGGAGGCGCTGGCGCTGCCAGTCATATGTGTCAATCAACCCATTGGCACGGTCTCTGTTGCTTATCAATTCAGCTACATGGCATTCAGAATCAATCAGGTTGCTTTCCGCAGAAGACAGGGCTTGTTTTAGTAGCTCAATCTCAGTGGCCATGTAGTAACCGGTTTTGCTCCAGGTATCCACATCATCGCCGGTCATATCCGGTTCCATCGTCGCCATCAGAACGGCGTCGTGAAAGTCCTGGCTGCCGCTGGTGATCGCAACGGCGTAGGAGTCACTGTTCTCGCGCTTATGGATAAGCACGACAGGGTTAGTAATTTTGCTCATTTCGTTGTCTCCCGCTCAGCTTCGATGATGGCATCTACAGCCATCATCAGAGTTCTGGCTAGGTCGTCGTAATCCTGCCAGGCATCATTGCTAAAAAAATTCGTGAGCATTACCGGCGCTATCTGCACAACGAGGTGCTGGCGGTAAGTCATGCCACGGGGTGTATCGATGCGCGGGCATGGATAGGCTGGTTGCTGGCCTTTGCTCATCGTTTCACCTCACGCTGGATTGTCTTGTAGGCTCGCAACATGTCGCGAGATTTACCGGACAAAACCGTCTTCATGAAGAACATTCCACTGCGGTTTGTAACTATTCCTGGTGTGCAGAGCAGCGTGGACTCTACCACACGGTTATGTTTACGGAACTCAAACACTGTGCTGGTGATAACGATGTTCGCTACGGCGCCATAGTCCTTGTATTGGGTTTTCATGCCAGATGCTCCCTAACAACTTTGAATGCGTCATCACGGCATGGCATCACAACGAACTCAGGGTTACCGTATGTGGCGTCGATAACCGGATCGAACTGAATGCGTACCGCGCCATGCTCAATGGAAGGGCGTAACTGAACGGGAATAAACTTCCTCTCGCGCCCAAACATCTTCTCCGGATAACCGAGGTATTCAGCCTGGATAACCGGACTGATGCCGAAATCCACTTCTTTCGGAATGACACGCTCCAGGTCTGGAAACCGACCATCAACCAGCCTGATACCGGTGATCGAAATCCGGCGCTCGAATGCGTCCCGGTGAATGGCAAAGGCTTCTTTGTTGAATACCAGTTCAGTGGTTTCCGCTTTCGCCGGAACCGGCCCTTCAAACTGGACGATGACGTTTTTCTTCGTCCGGATGCCGTGCTCCATGCGCAACGCGACATGCCCGTTAGTTGCCTCGATATATTTCGGAGTGATATGCACCCCGTTCAGGTAGTAACGGACATCGTTTTTGGCAGCGCACACCAGAGCAGCGCGGATAAGTTTCGACTGGATGATCATGCTTTACCCTCCCACCCGATAGCCTGAAACAGCCCCATCTTTGGGTGATACCAGCGTGTGCCGCGCGGTTCAGCTTCAGACATCATCTGGCGGAATGCCTTCATGAACGGCTCAAACTCCACAATGGCCCGGCGAGAAAGGAGACCGTCTGGTGTCATGAATTCGTGGGTGTCGGTGGGGATGCGATAAGCATTGACCAGATTCCTGCACTTGGCATCAGTCATGCCGCTTTTGGCGACCACCTGGCGGTAACCGACATATCCGGCGCGCATGGTCCCGCGTTTGATGTTCTCCACAGCTTCTGTGACCGTTTCGATCTGCTCTTCAACATGATTCAGGCGCTTCTGCTGGCGAACGGCATCGGCGGCCATTGCGGCGATCATCTCGATTTCCGTCAGCGGCGCGCGAGTGCGGAAATAGCTGTTAACCAGCTCTCGCTGAACCTGCCAGGCCAAATCGTCGGTAAAGGATTTCACCAACATCAGATACCCGGATTCGACCAGTACAATTCCTGATGCTGCAAATTTGGAGAAAGTACCGTCAGGAAGGTGTCGACGAATTTCGTCGGAACCTAATTCGAAGTAGTCTTCTCCTTCAATAAGACGAGACTTGTTTTCTCGGAAATTGCGTCCAGCAGTTCCGTCTGGCCGCTGGTGGACTTCATCAATCATCGCCAGCGTCACAACACGCTGGCCGCGATATTCGACTGCCGGAAGCTGTCTGTTGTTGATAGTTATTGTGTTCATTTGCGTCCTTCCTCAGTGCATGATCGGCATGTCTGGCATACCTTCGGTCTGGATTTGCTCGATAAAGCTGTCGTGGAGAAGGTTGAACCCCTCCCGGCCCATAGCGGACAGCTTGAAACCGGATTCGTCGTCAGCAACAACCATGTCCTGATACATCCGCAGAGCCAGTTGCTGGCCAACAGCAGGCCCGTATTTTTCAATTGCGCCAGCCTCAATATGGTTAGCGAGCGCAAAGCGTTCCGGTCCGGGGTAGACGCTGATTGCACCTTGCTTGCCGGAATAGATAACGGCTGTATCAACGCCGCCTTCGTCGTTCGGAACTTCGACCGTCCCGTTCTTCTCCTGCTCCTCAGCGATGAATACCGCGGCGAGCAACCAGCGCCAGACGATGATTTGCTTATCGATGTTGAGCGTAATCCAGTTGCTTTCTACCGCCTCCATGATGGAGGCCAGCAGTTCCATTCCTTCCGCAATGTTTTTGTCATAGTGACCGTTGTCGAGCTGACGAATAGCTGCGGAATATCCAATCACGCGATTTCCAAACCGAATGCCGGTTGACGTTGGTTCGGGGTTAAATGCTGTGCGATCCATTACGTACCTCTGCTGGTTTGCTGGACTGAAGTTCTTCGCGTTCTTTCACGTAGCGGTCATGCATGGCATCCCATTTTTCGCACCACTTCTGCATATCGCGCTTACGGGCAAAGATGCGGCGCAGCCGGCGAACGCAGCGCTGGTGGGCGAAGTGATACTCTTTCGTGACGCCGCCGCGCTCCCATACTTCTCCGTGTACCGGATGGCAGACCTTTACATCAGGATGGCGGCACATAAAGCCCGATGCCTCGAATGCCCAGGTGGTCATGAAGAACGCCAGATAGCGGATCGCCGTATCGCGGCTGAAGCAGCGCTTCATGCGTCCATGCCGCATAGCGACGAACAGGTTGCCCACAGGCGTATGGTGAATCTGAAACGCCAGGTCAATGGCACTGGCGGTACGGTTGTCGATCATCGTTTTATTTCCCCTGAATATTTTTCATGACTCATTACTTCCCAGTTCCGGCCATCGTCTTTCGATAACAGCCTCCAGCGCGGATTAACCTTCAGGCTGAGATATCCGGTCCTTCGCATACGTCGCGCATATATTCGCTTTCGCCGGTATCGCAGCAGGACCTGCATCGCCTGCAGGTGTACGCGTTCAGGTATTCGAATTGCTGTCAGTGCCACCAGTTAGCTCCTGTATACGTAACCCGGCTTCGCGGGCCATCTCGATAAAAGTATCCAGTGCGCAAATATGTTCGTCGTCGAGCAGCCGGCGGTCGCATGTCACGCGCCATTTTTCGATGTAAAGAACCACGCGCCCGGTGAAATCCGGAAGCACATGCAGATCCACGTTGAGGACTGGGGGGGATCTGAATCCCGGGCATAATTATTTGTTGTGAGGTCATCAGTTAATTCCTCCACATACGTATTTCTCTTTCGCGTGTTTAATTAACTCCGCAAAAATCTCGTCAACAATCATCTTTCCGGTTTCGGTCAGATATTCGGTGTGTCCATTGATATCGACGCTTTTCATATACGTCTGGCGAAGAAATGTTTCCGCTTCTGTGTTGAATTCAGTCCGAGCCTGTTTTTCGAAGCGCAGCAAAAGTTTCAGCATTGATTCTTCGTTAATCTCGATAACCTGAATATTGTCATCGGGCATATTTACGGAGAGACAATAACCTCCTGTCTTGCGCTTCATTCGGTTTAATGCCGCAATAGCAATGCGGCGGCGATAAATTTCAATGGTGTTGTTTTTCATTGTCACTACCGCCCGCAAGCCTTGCGCAGAAAAAGGTTTGCAATATGCAGATAACTATTTCCATAAGAGGCGAAAAGTTTTGCTGTCTTGTGTGCTGCTTTATCTTTCAGAAACGTCATTATTGCCCCCCCCTTTGAGGTGTTCTCCATCGTCATTTGAGTCATGAAGCAAAGCTCATTAAGTAACGAGGTAAATCTTCCTGCTACCTTCACATCTGTACGCGTGATTGCTGGCATCAGTAACTGGATAAACTCTGCACGTAGCTCATGCGCGTATTTATTGGCGCACTCTGCTGTTTTGTTCGCTTTATTTATGCAAAGAAGGTCATCATCCTGATTCAATGAATGAACCGTACTCTTTACGATCTCGTTTCTGGTGATAATATTCATTTGCATTTCCTCAGGGTGAGCGATGCCCCACCAATTAAGGTGTTATTTATGATTTCTTGGTTTAATTAATATTTTAATTAAATAGAAGAGAACATTCTTTTAAGATCATGGTGGTCATCAATGATTTTTTTAGCATCATCACATGCTTCATCGTATGACTTAAAGAAATCAACCAAAACAAAATAATTATCGATACGTTCGTAAACAGCGAATTCCATCTCACCAATAAAAGTTGTATTAAATTGGTAATTAAATCCTTTCTCGCAAGGCTGAACAGCATAACAATAGGACCAATGCGAATTAGCTGCTTTAAGCTTGGCGTGAATATCAAATTCCTGGTTGGTTGGTTTTGGTTGGGAGGTTATGTTCATCTCATTGGCTCCGTAATTTGCCGATGAACTGATATTACAAAACGTAATTGATTCTGTCTATACAAAATGAAATAAAATTTAATTATTTATTGAAAGCGATTGATTTCAAAGTGTATTTAATTAGTGGCATTGATATCCAGACAAAAAAAATCCCGGCATGAGCCGGGAGTGAGTATTTTACAGAATGTTTTATCCGAATGTCTCTTCAGGCCATTGTGATGCGACCACCTTGCCAACGATTCTGCAATGCTCGTTGCAGGGTATCATTGGAAACTGAGGGTTTAACGGCTGAAGGAAGACCTGTCCACTATCTTTAATCAATTTCTTAAAAGTGAATTCATCCCCGCCAAGCCTAGCGATACAGAAATCTCCAGGATCAACTGGTTCTTCAGGGTCAACAAGAATGAGCATTCCGGCTGGGAAGCTTGGTCTTGAACCGGTTGGGGCTGTCATGGAGTGTCCATCAACCTCAAGCCAGAATGCATGCTCACTGGCTTTTTTAGTTGTACTGACCCAGCTTTCTGCATCGCGTTCTGTAAAGGTCCTGAACTCTGGAGAAAACATACCTGCCTGAACGTGAGAGAAAACAGGGTATTCATAATGAGGCTTAGGAGGTGCCGAGAATTGTCCTGGTCCGATGGTGAATGAACCATCTATGTTGAGGGTTGCACCAACAATGCCAAGGATTCTAAAAATCGAACCTATTTCAGCAAGCGAAGCCGATCTCCTGCCGTTAAGCCAGTGGCTCAAAGCACCTTGTGTAACACCCAATTCCTCTGAAAGTTGGGCCTGCGTAATCCCCACTTCAGACATTCTGGCTTTAGCCAGTTCATACCATTCTGTTTTCATAGGCTCATAATATTACAATATGTGATAAGGTTTCAATGCACATACTGTAATATTTTCTTGCTGATTTCAAATACAATATGTAATATCTCCTTAAGTAACGGGAGATCAAAATGAGTAATCTTAAAAATATGCGTATTGCCAGTGGGTTAACTCAATGCGAGCTGGCGAAGAGTATAGGTCATACACAAAGCTCCATTTGTCACTACGAATCTGGTCGGAGAGTTCCAGATATTGAGACATGCCATCTCATCGCTTCCGCTTTGAGTACGTCAGACCGGAAGGTGTTTATTGAAGAAATCTTCCCTCACTCATCCGTAAAGGTGTGACATGTCACACGCGAACACATCACCAGATCCGATTAAGGCACTCGATATAAATTATCGCGATCCACGCGGTGTTGTTGTGCATGTCACTGGCTGGAATCGTGATAAGCAGCAGGTGTATTTCACCAGGCAGAATTACACGCATGAATGCATGCAACCTGTCTGGAAGTTTCAACAATATTTTACGAGGGTTTCAGCATGAAAGCGAAATTCGACAACAACGGAAATCTGGCAATCAGTGCTGAGAGTGCCGCAGAGAAAATCGCGTTGAAATTGTGGATTGAAAAGCAAATTAGCGCGGGAGTTATATCCGAAGATATTCTCACCAACGCGCCGCCAACACTGATTATTCAATTAAAAAATTTTGATGCCAGCGAGGTCGTATGAGCAGCAAACTGCAGGGTTATGTCTGGGATGCCTGTGCTGTTTCTGGTGTCAGAGGCACTCGCCTGATGGTTATGGTACGCCTTGCTGATTATTCCAGTGATGATGGGAAAAGCTATCCTGGCATCAAAACCATTGCTCGCCAACTTGGCGCGGGTGAGAGCACCATACGAACAGCCATTGCTGAACTTGAATCAGAGAAATGGCTTCGCCGTGAAAATCGCAGAAACGGCAACCGAAACACGTCCAACATGTACTTTCTGAATGTCGAAAAACTGGAGGAGATCGCACTTCGAGAGAGAGCATCTATCCGTCTGGAACGATGTAAAAACAACCGTTTTGACCCGTCAGATTCTGACTCATCGGATTTTGACAAGTCAGATTTTGACGCGTCAGAAATG